CCAAACCACTGGTTATGATAGCCCCTACAGAAAGACAAGCCTTTGCACTGTTCGACAAAACCCTACAATACCTTGCAGACAAATACCCAAGCAAAATCAGGAAAGGTAAAGACAGACCAACTAAGACTAGGATCAAGCTCAAGTCAGGTGTTGAGATCTACTGTCTGCCGGTTGGGTCTTCAGGTTTAGGGATCAGATTCCTAACTATAGGCAGACTTTACGTCGATGAAAGTTCGAGGATGCCCGAAGAAGTATGGTCAGCAATTTATCCGGCTCTATTAACAACTGGGGGAGCGATCATATTACTATCCACTCCATTTGGGGCTCAGGGAGAGTTTCATAGAACTTGGATAAACAAAGACGCTGCCTATGATAGTTTTACTAGATTCAGTATTGATTCAGAGAAAGTAGTCAGGGAAAGGAAGATCTGTGGGACTTGGACAGAACTCCAAAGAACTAAGGGGCTAGAGAAATTGGAACAAGCAAAGAAGAGAATGTCAAAACGAGAGTATGCCCAAGAGTATATGGGGGAGTTCGTTGAGGATCTACACAGAGTCTTTTCAGATGCTTTGATAATGCAAACCTGCAAACTACAAAGACGGCCAACAATCCTACCTAATAGGAACTACTATCTTGGAATGGACATTGCTAGGATGGGTGAGGATGAGGGTACTTTCGAGATCCTAGAAAAGATCTCCAAAAATGAGATTGTTCAGGTTGAGAGCATAGTAACCCGGAAGAAACTAACAACTGAGACAGAAGACAGAGTTTTAGAACTGGATAGGATCTATAATTTCAAAGAGATCTCAATAGATGCCGGAGCAGGAACTCTTGGGGTGTCAGTCTTTGACCATTTATTGGCTTTGGATCAGACAAAGAGGAAAGTCATTGCTATTAATAATAGGGCTAGGCCAATGGATAGGGAAAATGCCAAAGCTAGATTACTGAAAGAGGATCTATACCTAAACCTAGTCGCTTTAATGGAACAGCGAAAGATCAAGCTACTGGATGACGAGGATCTAATTGAGAGTTTAAAGTCAGTTCAATATGAGTATGTGCATAAACAAGGACAGCCAACTCGTCTCAGAATGTTTGGGACATACACACACATCGCAGAGGGAATTATAAGGGCTGCGTGGTGTGTCTTGGGGAAAGATTTAAGTATATGGATTCGCTCCTTAGATGTATGACTGACAAGGTGATTAAACCCAAGAATCTAAAAGAGGAATATGAGCTCGAAGACAAAGACTATCTTTTAATTGAAGCTATAAAAGATTTAACAAATGTGTTAAGGGGTCTTAGATGACTGAAACTTATTGCGACTCGGGAGCTGTAAAACTAAAGGCCGGAGTGGATGCAACAACTTTACACAGAGACCAATATACTCAATTAATCAATCAAGCAGAAGCTTTGGCCAACTCAGTTATGCGGATAGACCTATTATCAGACTATGCAGGACTTGACGACAGTATTAAACAGATTCTAGAGGACTTTTGCTCTTCTCACGCGGCTGTTTCGGCGGTAGCCTATGATTTAAGGGCTTTTTCAAGTAGGGCAATGGCACAAACTATTATGGATGCTAATTGGGCTAAATATAAGGAAGCAGAAAGGCTTTTAAAGGAAAAGGAGACAACGGATTTCATCCAAAACCCCTAATGGCAAGTAGAATCCCAAACACATTTCTAAGGGCAGGAGATCCGATCATTACAAGCTTTGATTGGACAGACATAGCAACTGGAACTGGAATAGTAACTTTTTATGGAAAGAGACTACACGACGGGTCAGACTTTGTTTATTTACTTTCGGGGACTGATTTAATTAAGTCATTAGGGGAAGTATCAGGAGCTCCGTTAGATCTAGACTTCGATTCTACCTTAAACAAATCTTCCGAAGTTAAGGGCATAGCCTACGTCTCAGGAACTTTTGTGATCTCTGCAAATGGAGAACAATTCAGCCTTTCAGCCCAAATATTTCATTTTGACGGAACTACTGAAACAGCAATAAGCTCAGAGATAACATTTCCAACACAAACGGCAAGTGGAGACGGAGATAGGAAAATCTTTTCTTTAAAAATGCCTATCACAACAGACACAGTCTTCACGTCGGGGGAGATACTAAGAGTTACAATGAAATTAACTAGAATAGCAGGGGGAAATAATGCAACGCTTGAGCACTCTTCGTCGCAGCCTTTAATAATGCAAATCCCCTTCTTTGTAGATCAATAAAATGGCAAAATATGACGTAGGACAAACAACAACAACGAACCTAGAGAATAATCTAGCAAACTTCTCCGTAGATAGTGATGCACTGGATCACGCCTCAGACCAAAACGAGAACTATTGGTATTTCACAGAAGCCACACAAAACTTTGGTTATTACAAGACTATCCCTGAACTAAAGAAAGCTGTGGATGCCTTAGCTACTTGGACTTCGGGAAGAGGTTTTACAACTGAGAGCTCTAACGAGCAAATTATCTTAGAGAATATTAAAGGGTGGGGTGAGGACTCTTTCCAATCTATCTTATGGAATATGTTAGTTGTTAAGAAAGTAATAGGGGATTCATTTGCTGAGATTATTCAAAATGAGGATAATTTAGTTAATCTAAAACCAATTAGCCCTGAGAGAATCAGAATCGTCGTCGATAAAAAGGGTATAATAAAGAGATATGACGAGATCAAGAGCAATGGGGAGTTTAAGGCAATTAAGAAAGAGGATATGCTGCATTTATGTAATGATAGGATAGCAGACGAGATTCACGGGATTTCAGTAATTGATGCTTGTAAATGGGTGATAGATGCAAGAAATGAGGCAATGACAGATTATAGAAAGGTATTACATAGAAACGTAGTACCTGTTAGGATCATAGAGATAGATTCAGACGACACAGCAAAAAGAAACTCTTTGATAACAGAATATGAAGAGGCTATCAAGAAAGGAGAGGTATTGGTAATCCCTAAAGGGACTGTGGAGATCAAGGACAACTCTATTACTATTCAAGATCCTACGACTTGGATTGCATACCTTGAAAACTTCTTTTACCAAGCCGTAGGTATTCCTAAAATTATATTGGGTGGATCACAAGAATTCACAGAGGCAAGTAGTAAGGTTTCATATTTAACATTTGAGCAAGTATATATGAGCGAGCAAAGAGAACTAGAGTCAGACCTTTGGAATCAATTAGCAATTAAATTGGAATTTGAAAGACCTGTGAGTTTAAAGGACAACGTTCAAAACGACGAAGCAGCCAACACAGGTCAAGTAGGACTTCAGCCGAGCGAGGCGGCGATAAATACAGAGAGAAATGAGTAAACAAAAACAAGGAATTGATTGGAGAGTGATAAGTATTGGGCTTATATGTCTTACTATCTTAGAGTGTTACGCTCTAAGTCAAGGCATAAACGGAACACTATTAAAAATCGTTTTGGTGGTTATAGCAGGTGTTATAGGTGTAACTATTCCAAACCCCCTTAAGAAATAATGGCATTTTCAATTACAAAAGTAGAAGAACAGAAAAAAGAAGAGAACAAAGCGAATGCTCAAGCGGACGCAGAGGGTGGCGGCGGTACAACTATTCCGGGGGTAGATATTTCTAAAGATAAACAATGCCCCGCAGGTTTTCACTTTGATGAGAAACAACAAAGATGCGTACCCGACAAAACTGAATCTACCCCGGCAATACCCGGAGCACAGAAATTCTTTTTACCGGGATCTGACAAGCAAGTGACTAGAGAAGAGTTCAATGCTTTTATAGCTAGGACAGGACAGAGGAACATAGCAGGTGGTCAAATTACTCCGGCAGTTCAAAGAGCCTTAGATAAAACATTTCCCTCAGAATCAAGATCAAACGAACTTTTAGAGCAAATACCACTAGAACAAGAACAACTACCAATAACAGAACAAGAGAAACAAGTGGATATCGCAAGTTTAACCGATCCCGAAACAAGAGCCGAGGCGGCTACAGACTTTGCCGCAAACATTGGTTTAGTCCCTATTGCTAAGATTGCAGGGGCAATAACAGAGGGCTTGGACGCTTTGGGAATAGTAGATTTGCCTGACGATTTTGAGCCTTTGACAGCTGCAGAACTTGCTGACAAACCTTTTGGTAAGGCTATCGGTATAACAACAGCAGCCGCAGGAACTACGGCATTAATTGCAGGAGCCTCGGTGGTTTTAGGGGGTTATGTCGCCACAGCCACAGCAGGTTTAGCGTCAGCTTTGGGAGTTAGTAAGGGAGCTATTCTTGCAGCAGGGGGAATTGGAGCCTCTGTTTTAACAGGATTTAATCAAGATTTAATAGTTGATAAAATTTTAGATAGGGAAGAGGCTCAAGAGATTCAAGGAGCCATAAATACTATGGGTCAAAGAGCTCCCACAATAGCAGGACTTGTAGAGGCGGGTTTTCCGGCCGCAGAGGGCTTGGCTAGACTTAATCTTATTGAAAGAGATTTAAATATTTTAGCGGCAAGGGCGAAACAAGCTACAATAAAAGATGAGAGAATTTTGCAATCAGGTCAATATGCTGACATAATGGGGGACGTTATAGATCAAAGAGAGATTATTGAGGAAAATAGATTAAAGATTTTAAACACAATCCCTGAGCTAAACCCAACAGCCCTTGTAACATTAATTAAAAAAATGCAACTAGAACAAGATGAGCAAAGAAAACAGTTCACAGATCCTTTTGAAAAATTTAGTGAGTTGAAAGGGGGTTAAAATGGATGAAGAAAAAACGCCTGAAGAATCAAAAGGATCAGAGGATAATAGCTCAGAGGGGCTTCAGTCAAAAGCAATTACGGAACTTGACAGAGCAGACCAAATCGCACAAATGCAGAAGCGAGAAAACGACAGAAGAGAGCAACTAATAATTAGAGAAGAAAAGTTGGCTGCAATCAATAAGGTTGGTGGAAGCACAGAGGGAAGAACTGAGCCTGAAAAGAAAGAAGAAACTCCACAAGAATATAAGGATCGGGTTTTGAAAGGGGATCTTAATAGCTAATGCACTTATACGGTATTCTAAGAGGACGGCCTTTATTAGTAGATTGGGTTAAGAACAATATGCAAGACATATTTCTGCCTCACGGCAAAGACGGATATGTCCAATTAATACCAAGAAAGGTTGAGCTAACTGAGATTGTATTTCCTAAGAAGTATTTGCCCGAAGTTGTCAAGACCTTAGGCAATGCAGAGCTAAGTAGTAAAATGGATATGCAAACAGCCTTACTCAGAAAGACCTTAGGCCTAAAGAAAATACCTAAAATAGATCTAACTAAATACAATATGTTGAAGTGTAGAGGTACGGAGAGAGTAATGCACGACTTTGCACATTTCACGCCTATTGGTATTAAATCAGATATAATGATCAATGGAGTTGAGCAGCTTTGATATTTGGTTACTGAGAATTGGGATCTTGTGGATGGTCTTTTTAAAGACTAGGCAGATGATCAAAGAAAAAAAACTTTTTCAATAACATTTAAATAGGTATTTACCCACTACATAAATATGGCAAGAGAATGGGTTAAGACATATGCGGAATCTTCGCAAGGTGATGTAATACAAGATTACACAGTTGCCGACGGCACTGGTATTGAAAAAGGAACACTTCTAAAATTAACTGACCCAAGAACAGCCATAGCCACTACAACAGTAACTGATGGAGAAGCCTGTGCGGGAGTGTGTGCTAGAGAGAAAATAGGCAATGATGGTAGAACTTCTATATCTGTTTATAAAAAAGGAATCTTCCAAGCAAGTGCTTCAGGAGCTATTACAGTAGGGCAACCAATAATGTCAGCTGGTGACAATAATGTTAGTTTAGCTTTATCAAGTTCAAGTGGAGCTGCATTGATTGGATATGCAGAAGAAACAGCTGCTGATGCAGAAGTTATAAGAGTGAGGTTAGACTTATAATGGCTGACACTGTTGAAATGCAAGACATTAGAGGATTGGACGTTGATAAATTGGCTAAAGGATTTGCTGACGAAGAATATATTTTTAAAGCAGGATGTCAAACTTCCACAATGTCAGGTGATTCTATTAGGTGGTATCAAAAGACTGCTGGGGGATTATCAGCAACGTCGCCTTCATCTGTGGAGTTATCTCCACTATCAACCCCAACTACTTTAGAGGTAAGTTGGACTCGTAATACTAGTTTTCCTAAAAAATATATGGCTGAGGGTTTCATTTCTGCTGAAGACATTAAGTCAGCAGACTTAGACGTATTGGCTACTTCTATTAGAGATATAACTAGGGCGGTAGTTTCTCAAGTGGATGCAGCAATTTGGGACGTAATGTCAGAATCACAATCGCCAAGTAATATTCAGACTTTCGCTACTACTGCTGTTGGTGGTGATCAATGGGACGCACCTAGTTATGCAGCAGACATAATCCAAGACTTTGAAAATGCAAAGAGATTGATCAGAGTTCAAGGTTATGACACTAGCAATCTAGTTGGATATTTCTCACCAAAAGATATGCAATCAATAGTGACTTGGTTAATATCAGGGAAAGGATCTAGTATTCCGGGTTTCTCAAGTGAGAAAGTTAAGACAGGAGTGGTTATGGAACTATTAGGGATCACTATGAAAGTCTCTACTAATGTAACAGCTGACTATGCTTTGATTCACGTCCCGCAAAGATCTACTACTTTTAAACAATACACAAGTACAACTGCGGCTACAATAGTAGAGGCGGGAATTGGGACGAAGATCCGGGTGTTTGAGGCTGGAATTGCTTATAATACTGATCCAAAATGTATTGTATTAATTAGCGACACACAAACTTAAAATGGAATCAAGCCAAAAAGTATTATATAATTTCTTTGTTAAATCAGGACAAGATAAAAGGGCAACTGAGATCTTATCTGTTTATCCTCAATTTCTAGAGAAGGTTAATAAACCAAAGGAAAAGAAATAGGCTCCATAAGTTTTTTATAGTTATAATTCTTGAATAGTTAATGAGTGATTTAGGTTGGGTTTTAGCAAGGACGGGGGTAAGCGATTCTGCTGTTGGGACTGAGGCTTGGACTGACCCCGGAAACATAACTATTGACGACGCTAGTAATACAACAGTTGCATTAAATTCCGGCCCAAAAGAAACTGAATATCTTAAGGCTACTAACTTTAATTTTAGTGCCGCAGGATTGGTTGCTACTGATCAAATTTTAGGAATAGAGGTTAAGATAGAGAGGGGTCAGTCAGTTAATTTTATAACTGATAAGAGTATTAAGCTAGTTGATTCTGATGGGAATGTTGTTGGGGATGAAAAGAGTACTGGCGCTAATTGGGGAAACTATCCCGACATAGTTCAATTTGGTGGTTCTAATGACAAATGGGGATTAAATCCAAAGGCAATAGAGGTTCTTAATTCTAAGTGGGGTGTTGTGTTTCAAGCGGAATCAAATCCAACTTCTTCAACTGCAAGTGTTGATGCTATTTGGATGAAGATTACTATACTAAGAGATCTAACTCCAAACATAAATGGAACTGTTACAGTAGGGCAGGGAACAATAGGCACAAGATTTATAGATAAGAGATGGCCTGTCGAAGAAGGATTAATAGCCGGACATACTAAACAAACTAGGAGGCCTAATTTATAATATGGGTGGACAAGGATCAGGACGAAGACCGGACTTTGCTAAGAAATTTGCAATAGCTAAGCCAACCCAAGCATTGAATCATTTGGAATTACCTAACCTATCAGGTGTTAAGCACAAGCTAAAAAATAATTTAAACTTTGGGACTCCGGGTGGGATAATTTATGTTGGTAGCACAGGAAATTATGAAGAAGAATCTACTACTTTCTTTTGGGACACTACAAATAAAACTTTAATAGTCACAGATTCAGGGGGAAATATAGTCAATACAATGGGGACGTCTACAATATTGGGTGGTGGAACTATTGGGACAACTTCTGCCCACGAGTTAAATATTATGACCAACAACACTCCTAGAATTATTATAGCAAGTGCAGGTTTTGCTGCGGGTCAGTATGATCAGAACACAGCAGACATTTCTTATATACCAAATGTCTTGTATGGAACTGATGCGACTCCGCCGACAGCGTCGACAACAACAAGGGGGAGTATATATATTCAGTATACTGCTTAAAATGAAATATCCAAATGGTTGTAATGACGCAGAAAAAAAGACAGGCTTTCTCACAAAACTACAAGAAAAATTAAGAATAGATCACAACACGAATGGTTGGACTGAGACTTGGGAAAAAAGACACAATGCTGTTATAGAGGAAATGCATCTCCAAAGGGCATTGCTAAAAAATTCTGATAAATATAATCCCGATCTAGAAGAGGCAGATTAATGGCTGAAAACTTAGGTAGTTATACTGAGGTTGATGCTCCGGGTAGATTAAGTGCGAGTGGGACTGTGCTAACTGTGACTGCTGCTGACAGAGACGAGGATCTTAGGTTATATTCTGACAAGGGAGTGGATCATTTCGGAGCAACCTTTGATCACGATGTTGATTTTGAGGTAACGTCATCCGCAGGGGCTGCAATGAATTGTGTTGTTTGGGCTGTTTCAGCCGTTCAAGATGACACAAAGAGTTGGTTGGATGACACGGCTGTGGCTGTTTTAGTTAGATCAAGAACAGGTAATAATTCTATTCAAATAGTAGACGCAGAGGACGGATCTAATCAATCCTATATGCACGGAGCAACGATTGTAGATGTGCCTTTTTATCTATCAGTTGAGAGAACGGGAGAGACGACAATCCAATGTCGGATTTATTCCGATGCTATAAGATCCACATTACTAGACACAATCACCAATGCCATAACAAGCGGTAACAAATATCAATATGTTTATGCTTTTAATGGTCAGAATATTTCCGTTGGGGGAAGTGATTTAGATATTACTGTTGAGAACTTAGATCTACAAGAGGGCGTGGTTGGAACTAATATGCAGCTAAACTGGTTGGATAGTTGGAGAACTATCGACGCTATGCAGATTAATATTTCTGATAGTTGGAAGGTCGTCGCTGGTGCTCAAATCAATATTGGGGATAGTTGGAAGACTGTTTTCTAGTATAGAAAGGTTTATATACTAGTGTGTGTGTCTCTCTATATGGAAAACTTAATTGAAGACACACCAACGCTAAACCCTAATAGTGAGAAACTTAAACTCTATAAAAACTCCAAAGGATATAATTGGGAGATCCAACTCTTAGAGGTGGACATAGAGAGGTTAGAAAAATTAAATAATGAAATGGTAGAACATTTCGGAGATCAAATAAATGGAAGTAATTAAAGGACAGATTAATGGAGTCAGTAAAGAGTCAGGCGTTGGTAAGAATGGAAAACCATACACTCGTTGGGTCTTTGTTATTAATGAGAAAAAGTATAGCACTTTTGACAAATTAATTGGCGAAGAGTTCAAAATGGGTGAGAAAGTTAAGATGAGTGGAAATGTCAATGGCCAATTTTTCAATATGGTTAGTATGGAAAGACTGAAAGAGGGTGAGCCTTTAGAGGTTAAACCTGAGAACGTGCAGCCTGATAGTTCTGAGAGCCAAAACCAAGAGATTCTAGGTAAATTGGACGAAATCTTAAGGATTTTACAGAAATAATGGGAACTGAAAGCACAAGGCGTTATAAGGTAGCTTGGATAGAGGAAAAGCTAGGGATCTTCTTTGCAGCAAATCCAAAGGGAGCAGTTAGCAAGAAGAAACTAGTTTCAGCCTTTGCCCTAGAGACTGCTTCAACACAAAGGACAGGTTTAGAGATCGTAGCCCTGTTGAATGATAGTGACATAATTAATGTTGAAGGGGATGACATTACAAGGGGGGTTAAACAAAATGATAAAATTTAAAGATTTAAGTGGTTGGATGAAACTAGCAGCTATCGGAGGGATAGCTTATGCAGCTGTGTTCGCATTTCAATTCTGTGTAGGATTTGTTTATGGTTTCTCTTACTAATAGTCACTGTTATACACGAGAGGGGAAGTGACAAGGGGTTTATAACCATATTTTCCCTTACCAATTCCCTCTCATTATAATCGCCGTGCGGGTTGGAGCGATAGTTGAATCTTTCTAAGTTCACCTTCTTTTTATCGAGACCCGCAATCATAATCAAAATGTACGAAAATAAAGAGTTAGGCTTGAAAGTAGCTGATGATGAGAATGAGGCTTATTGGACAGAAATCCAAAAAAGCACAGAGGCAGATCTAAAAAGGCTTAAAAACTTGGTTAAGTTCCAAGAGGCTGTGTTGGTAATGATTGCTGACAAGTTGAAAGCCTATGATAACAATGATTGAAGCTATTGGTTTTGCTTTTATTAGTGTCTTTCTAATGTATATTCTCTTGGACGGTTACTAATGAAAATACTTAATCTCTATGCTGGGATAGGTGGTAATAGAAAGCTTTGGGGTGATCACGAGGTAACGGCCGTTGAGTTAGATCCTAAGATCGCAGAGGTTTACAAGAGTTTCTTTCCAAAGGATGAGGTTATAGTAACAGACGCACACCAATACTTATTAGATCATTATAAAGAGTTTGATTTCATTTGGTCAAGCCCGCCTTGTCCAACACATAGTAGAATGAGAACGCTTAAGGTTGCACAGGGTTGTGATGTTGTTTATCCGGATATGAGGTTATACCAAGAGATCTTGTTATTGCAGAATTGGTTTAAGGGAGAGTGGGTTGTTGAAAATGTGATCACTTATTATGATCCTTTGATTAAACCACAAATATCTAATAACCATTATTTTTGGTGCAGTTTTATCATACCTAAACTCAAGAATGTCAAGAGAGGGATAAGAGGTCAGGATCAGGATTTCCTTATTAATAAAAAAATGTTTGATCTATCCAATTTTGATATCAGTAAGACTCTCAAAATGCAAATGTTAAGAAATTGTGTAGAGCCTGATCACGCATTTCATTTGTTTAATTGTGCATTTAAGGACAAGCAAAGCGCGTTGTGTCTCTAAACCTACACTACTACGTTACGTTACTTATACGTAAAACGTATATAAGCAACATAAACGCGACTAACCTAAAGGTTTAGATATGGTTGCCCTAACGTGCTTTTGTAGAGAGTCATACTCATAAGAGGGTTGTACGTGACACACAACGTAAGCGTGTCTTCAGCATATCATTTCGCTTTCTTTCTAGATCCATATATACAATAACAGCCTCTTCTTAATATATCCTTGGGATTATTATTGAGTGATAACACCACGAATCCAAAGCTTTAATAATTACGTTCGCTTATTAAATGCGGAGCATTTAGTTATGCTCACAATGATTTCTTCGTCTTCGTGGTTGCGTAAAAGGGGTCGTATTACGCACTTTTCCCCCCCCAAAAGTGCGTAACGTAGGCACAATGTAGTGGGTAAAACGTTAGGCACTACACTTTACCCACTACAATTCACTAACTGTTACGGACAACTAGTTATTCGCCTCACCGAATAACTTTTCCGACGTTTGAACCGAGCACTATCGCTGAGACGGG